ATAACAATTTCATGGAACCCACAATGAATCCCAAAATGAAACAAATTGAAGCCCAAATGCAGCTTGAAGCAAGATTGGGGGATTTAAATCGTGCCCGTTCAGTTACAGTTGGAACGGCTTTTGGGGGTATTACTGAAATCTCCATGAGAGCTAACAATAGGTATTTGTGGTGCATTTTACAACCAGTAGAAGTTATTGAATTTATCCATCAACTAGCAGCAAGTGTTGGATGCCATATACACATTCAACCAAGAAAAGATTTTTCGAGTTGGCGGGATTGGAAATACACGGAAGAAGAACTTGCACATTATCGAGGCGAGCAACCCGGAGAGTGGAGGCGTGCTGAAGGATTTGCGCCTTTTCCTAAAGGTTGGCATGAGAACCAGCAAACGGCAGCAGCATTACCCGTCCCGGAGAGACAACCTGGGTTAAATATTGAAAGGAAACAAAATGAGCCTGTGGCAACTAAAAAAACTGTCAACCGGCGAAGCACTAAACGAGCCGCAACCACTACCTGAAAATTGGGGGCCGATCTTCGGTCTTCATGGCTTTGCGGATCGGTTAGGTGATTTGTCTTGGTTGGGTGAAGCCTATAACGACCAAGGTTGGATTCAGGTTGGCGAAGCACCACCCCCTCCAGCCGTAGCAACCAAAGCGCAGCTTGAATGGGATCGCGCTAAAAAAATGCTGCAAGAGTCGGATTGGTCAATGCTGCCTGATGTGCCGATGACTGCTGGTGATAAAGCTGCGTGGATTGAGTATCGTCGTGGGTTGCGTGAAATTAGGCTTCAAGCAGGTTTTCCTGACGATATTATTTGGCCTATAAGACCATTATAAAACCATTATGAAACAACCTTTAATTACGCTTGCAGCAATTAGTAATGTTTTTTGTCGTTTAATGTATTTTCAAGATGAGGGTGATGTAGAACATGGGCATTGCCATACATATGACCATTTAACTTTATTAAGTAAAGGGCGCGTTCTGTATGAAACTTTAAATAACTTAGGAGAGGTAACACACCAAAAAGAGTTTGTTGCACCTGGGTTTATTTTGGTGAAAAAAGACTTACAGCATCGTATAACAGCTTTAGAGTCTGACACGGTATGTACGTGCATTCATGCTTTACGAACAATAGACGAAGAAATTATAGCCCCTGATTTTTTAATTGAACCTTTATTTTCTTCAAACAGAGGGGAAGTAAAAAATCTAATTAGAGAGAAATTTGGAAAGGATTGGAAACCTTTAGTTTACTCAAGTGAAGTATTACAAAATTCGGTTTAACAAAAGCCGAGGTCAGCCAGGGCGAGGGAGCATAGAGCATGTCTGGCGGGTCTTTGAGAATGGGCACGAACACCTTGCACGACATTTGCAGATCAGAGTGCCGACTTGGAGCGAGTTGGATACCAACGGTCAGGATTACAACATTGCTTGTCGAGGTAAGATGCTTTGGTTTGCCGACACCGACACCGCAGTAATTGTGGAGGAATAAATGGCTTGGTCTGATGTTCTTAAAGCAATTATCCCCATAGTGGTAGCCGCACTTGCTTGGCTGCTTGGTCAAGTGGCTAGTTTTAGCGAACGGCTTACTAAAATTGAAGGGCAAATGCCAGCACTAATTACCCGTGAAGGTGTGCCGACTGACTCTCCCATAAGTGCCGAGAAGCGTGCTTTGCAGAAAGAGCAACTCATGCAACACATCAACGAACTTCAGGTCAAAGTCAGGCTGCTTGAGGAACGTGAAAAGATGGGGAGGAAGTAATGTTTGAGCTGCTAGGTGGTGGTTTGCTCGGCTCTATCTTCGGTGGCATCTTTCGGCTTGCGCCTGAAGTCCTCAAGTTTTTGGACAAAAAGAACGAGCGTCAGCACGAGTTAAGTATGTTCCAGCTCCAGACCGATCTGGAGAAGATGCGGGGTGAGTTCAAGATGGAGGAGAAGTATGTTGACTACTCTATCCAGCAGATGGACACCATTAAGGAAGCATTTAAGGAACAGGCCCAGACCGCAAAAGAGGCTGGCTGGTTCGCTAGCTTTATCACTGCTGTTACCCGCCCCGGTCTTACTTGGATTGCATTTGGCGTATACGTGGCTGTCAAAGCTGCTGGCCTGACGATTGCCTTCCAGACCAACGCTAACTGGGCTGAAGTCTTGACCAAGAGCTATGACGAGGATGACTTCGCCATGCTGAACATGATGTTAACGTTCTGGTTTGTAGGACGTTCTATAGAGAAGTACAATAAAAGTGCTTAATCATGGAAGCCTTAATAGATTCACTTGCAAGGGTTTGGTTCTTGGGGGTTGCGCTTGTTGGCGTGGCTGTCTATGCCGTGACCATTAAGACACGACTTGATTATTTAGAGAAGGATCATGATAGGCAGATTCATGCGCTGTGGGAACACGTTAACCGACTGATTGCTGAGAAATCCAGTGAATGAAGCGAAGAAGCTTTGCAAGGATGTACTGATTAAGCCCTTTGAAGGGCTAGCAAAGCGTTTGCCTGACGGACGAGTAACGGCTTATCCTGACCCCGGAACCCGTGGGCATCCTTGGACAATCGGCTGGGGTGCCACTGGCCCTGATATTAATCCCGGCACGGTATGGACAATTGAGCAGTGTGAGGATGCGCTAGATCACCACGTTGAATATTTTCTCAGGGGTTTGTTTAAACTTTCCCCAAAGATTCAAACCGCACTACCCCGACGCATTGCCGCTGTGACTAGCTGGGTCTACAATTGTGGCCTAGGGAACTACCGAGTTTCTACGTTCAAGAAGCGGATAGATGCGGGGGATTGGGATGGTGCAGCCGACCAATGTATGCTGTGGAATAAAGCCGCTGGAAGAGTCCTGCCGGGGCTTACCCGCCGCCGAGCGGCAGAAGCTGCACTGATGAGGTGAGCCGTGCCATTAAAAAAGATACTACTAAAAAGCGGGGTCAACAAAGAAAATACTCGCTATACAAATGAGAACGGTTGGTATGTATCCGACAAGGTTCGGTTTCGTCAGGGCACACCAGAGAAGATAGGTGGGTGGCGCAGAATATCGCAAGCCGTTTACTTAGGAATTTGCCGTTCTCTTTGGAACTGGGTAACGCTTTCCAATTCTAATCTGCTTGGCGTAGGAACCAACCTCAAGTATTACATTGAGCAAGGCGGTGCTTACTCAGACATTACGCCTATCCGCCTGACGCAGTCAGTGACCTTTGCTGCGGTTACTGTATCGCCTTTCTCTTCTACGATTACCGTTACATCGGCTAACCACGGTGCAATCACTGGAGATTTTGTTACTTTCTCCGGCGCGGTAAGTCTTGGTGGAAACATTACGGCAGCGGTGCTGAATCAGCAGTATCAAATAGATTCTGTACCTACATTAAATACTTTTACCATCACGGCCAAAGATCCCGGTACGGGTGCGCCTGTCACTTCAAACGCCTCGGATAGTGGTAATGGTGGTGGGTCTTCGGTCGGTGCTTTCCAAGTTAATACGGGTCCGGGCGTTGCTCAGGTTCCTCTGGTTGGATGGGGCGCAGGTGCTTGGGGTAGTGGGTCATGGGGTGTTACGCCACAGGTTACAGACCCACTGCGGATATGGAATGCTGGCAACTGGGGGGAGGACTTAGTCTTTGGTCCACGCACGGCTGGTATTTATTACTGGGATGCGACTAACGGCTTATCAACAAGAGGTGTTGCACTCAACAGCCTTGGGGGTACTGTTACCCTAACAATAGCTTCACCTTGCGTGATTACGCTGTCTAACGTGCTTGCTGAGGGTACAGCCATTAAGCTTGCTACTACTGGCGCACTTCCAACGGGGCTAACTGCGGGTACAACATACTATTTAATTAATGTTGATGGGGTCACTGCAAACCTGTCAACCTCTGCAACGGGTTCGGCTATAAATACTTCAGGCAGTCAGTCTGGAACGCAAAGTATCTCTACGCTTGTTGATGTGCCTACCGTGCAATACAGCATGCTGGTTTCGGATGCTTCTAGGTTCTTATTACTATTTGGCACAACCGACTACGGCAGTACGACTGCTGACCCCATGCTCATTCGTTGGGGTAACCAAGAATCTTTAGTTGATTGGGTGCCATCCCCGCTTAATCAAGCAGGTAGCTTGCGCTTATCCCACGGCTCGCAGATTATTGCAGTGCAGCAAACTAGGCAGGAAGTGTTGGTGTGGACTGATTCTGCGCTTTTTTCTCTGCAATATCTCGGCCCGCCGTTGGTTTGGGGTTCGCAAATTCTTGGGGACAATACGTCCATCATCGGCCCTAACGCCACTGCAATTGCATCCGGGGTAACTTACTGGATGGGTGTGGATAAGTTCTATGTGTACAACGGTAGGGTGCAAACACTTCGTTGCGATCTACGTCGGTATGTGTTCAGCGACATTAATAAGTACCAGAACTTCCAAGTCTTTGCTGGAACAAACGAAGGATTCAATGAGGTTTGGTGGTTCTACTGTTCGGCTAATTCTACGACTGTTGATCGCTATGTGGTGTACAACTACGCTGAAGATATTTGGTACTACGGCACGATGGCACGTACGGCGTGGAGCGATTCAGGTATTCGCGCTTATCCACAAGCTGCTACATATAACTACAACATTGTTGACCACGAGTACGGTGTTGACGATAACGAAACAGGCACGACGCTACCAATTACTGCTTACATAGAGTCTGCTGAGTTTGATATTGAAGACGGACAAAACTTTGGGTTTGTATGGCGTATGGTGCCGGATCTGACATTTGATGGGTCTACAGCAACAACACCCCAAGTTACGATGACCCTTTACGGTATGAACGGTTCGGGGTCTGGGTTTAATACCGAGGCGGCTAAATCTGTTGCCCGTACATCCACCGTTACGATTGAGCAGTTCACCAATATTGTTTACACCCGTATCCGTGGGCGACAGATGATTATGAAGATCGGGTCAGATGGTGTTGGTACGACATGGCAGCTTGGTGCACCACGAATTGACATCAGGCAGGACGGCAGACGATGACTCTTAAATTAGATAATCCAGCCCCTCCTAGCCTGCCACTTGCGCCGCCTAATTACGAACGTGCGTATCACGATCAGTTTTCAAATGTCTTAAGACTTTACTTTAATCGTCTTGAGAATATAACGAGAAGTTTGCTTGGGCCAGATGGTGGCCGGTTTATGAGTAATCCGTTTGGTGCTTGGTCAAGCGATTCGGATCAAATTGCGGTTAGTACAACGGCAGCTTACGCAATTACTTATGATGTGACTGATGTTGCCGATAGCGTCTATTTAGCAGGCAATTCTAAACTGACGGTTACTTACCCTGGTGTTTATAACTTACAGTTCAGTATTCAGTTCAAAAATTCAGATACGCAGATACACGATGTAGACGTATGGGCTGCTATTAACGGAACCAACTTATCAAATAGTAACTCAAGGTTTTCAGTGCCAAATAGTCATGGTGGCGTAGATGGGCATTTAATTGCTGCGTTGAACTTGTTTTTGCCTCTAAATACGGGTGACTATATTGAACTATACTGGCATACTAATAATCTAGGTGTAAGCATAGAACATTTTCCTGCTGCGTCTTCGCCTACACGCCCCGAAACTCCGTCAGTAATTGCAACAATGGCGTTCGTTTCTTCTATACCTACTTAAGATGGCTACCACTAACCCCCTAGCTGCCTTCCAGCAATTTGTTGCACAGCAAAAAGCTGCTGCGCCCCAACAAGGGGGGTCTTTAGACGACTATCTGGCTGCACGGGCTAAGCAATACGGTGCTACACCCAAGGGTGCAAAGTCTGACACGGGCTGGACTGCGGGGGAAGCGTTGGTTAATCCGTTTGCTGGGTTGACGGATTTTGGTAAGAAAAACGTTGATATTTATGGTACTGGGGAAGAATTAAGTAACGTAGTAGGGCAGGAAGAAAGAGCAAAGACCGCTAGCGATCTGATGCGGGAAAAGTTTGGTGAGCAGCTAGGACATAAATCCACGTTTACCAAGGCGTACAAGAAAGATGAAAAAGGTAATCCTGTTGAAGTAGAGCTAGATTCCCTTACGCCAGAAGAACTTAACTCTGGTAATGTTGTGCTGTTCATGGGGGGTAAAACGGGAGGCGAAAGCCGCGAGCGCATGGCGCAAGCTTACATCCCCCAGGGCGATAAACTTATACCTGTTGGCGATCCAAAATATTATAAAGGCGAGCATCCTGACGCTAAGAATGTGGCTACTGCGTTAAAAGTTGGGTCTTTACTTGCTATGCCTTTTGGTGGTGTTGGTGGACTGCTTAGCGGGGTTACTGGAACGGCTGGTGTTGCGGGTGCAGCAGGTGCTGCGCTTGGCGAGCTTGGGATTAATACAGCAGGTAGTGGGATTGCAGGGCAGTTAGCTAATTTAGGACTTCCATCTTTTGCTGCCGACGCTGGGGCTAAGGCTTTAGTGTCAGGGGTTCTCAGTGGGGGGATTGGCTCGCTAACCGACCAACCGTTTTCTAAAGGTTTTAAAACCGGCGCTACATCTTCATTAGCTTCAGATGTTATAGGTGCGGGAGTTAATAAAGTCGCCCCTGATATGTTTAAAGGTCTTGGTTCGTTAGCAACTCCGGCTAAAGCTTTAACTACACAAGCATTAACGGCAAAAGTTCTAGGTAGAAAGTTTGATCCCGCTGCTGCCATAAAAGGTGCGGCTATTAATTACGGAATTGGGCAGGGGCTACAGACTGCTGGGGTAGATCCAAAAGCATTTAATCAATTTATGCAATTTGCTGCACCGATGATTGCAGCGCGGCGCAGGCCGGGAGGTAGATGATGGCTGATAGCAACAAAAGAAATTATTTATATGGAAGTGGTGATGATAGTGGAGATGATAGTGGGGAGTCTTGGGATTTTGGTGAGAGTATTGTAAGCCCCTCATTACCTCAATTTACTGATCTATACGGTGATTTAACATTACCCGAAGTTGATACTTTATATAGTCAGTTTGTGGCAGAGTATGGAGATCAATATACGCCGGAACAGTTAGCGAATTTAAAAGGTGCGCTCCTTGGTGGTATGTCTCTTGAAGAGATGACGGGGTATTCAGATCAAGCTAAAGCTGATGTTGCTCCCGGCGGTATCATGTCGGGCAACCCTTTTGGTACACAAACGGGGGGAACTAAAGGGCAATCACTCCTTGACAAACTCCTCTCAAACAAAGGTCTTCTCCAAGCCGGACTTGGTGGGCTGGGTGCTTTAGCTGCGTATAAATCTGCAAAAGATGCCCAAAAACAAGCTGCTGGTGCTACAT